TTCCCTACACGACGCTCTTCCGATCTCCACCACAGTGGGAAGGATGAGGCTAGAGGCGCGCGTGGGCATAGTTCCTTGCGTGCGGCGACTGATACCGAAATTGAAATTACGCGAGAGCAGGGCGCTGATGTTTCCAATGTTCGCGTTGCCAAACAGCGCGACCTTGAAGCGGCTGATTCGTTCGCCTTTTCCCTCAAAGGAGTATCCCTGGGGACGAATAGGCGCGGGAAAGATGTGACGTCATGCGTTGTTCTTCCAGGCGAGAAGGACGCGAAAAAAGCGCTCTCACGGGAGGCGGTCACCAAGGCTTTTGCGCTGATGGTTGACGCGTGGACTAGCGGAAAACCCCTCTCCCACAAGCCTCAAAGCCGAGACTCGGGCCGATATGCGCCTCTCATATTTTCCCGAAAATTAGGAGGGGATGCAACCCTCTGGAAGGCTCATATCGATGAATGGATTTACAACCAGTGCATCTCCTTTGAACTGCGCGACCCCAAGACAAAACTGCACGGACTGCAAGTTTTGCGGCCGATAGAATGATGGCGGAGGTTTACGTGAGTAACACACTTAAGTCATTGAAATTGCTTGGCGGAAGTCAAGGCGGAAGTGGCGGAAGTAGCGTCCCTAAGATATTGAAATTATTGGCGGAGGTTAATGGCGGAAGTTGCCCCCCTAAAGGGGATACTTCCGCCACGGGCCGGAAGCTATCCCTGCCGGTTGCTGGCCAGAATATTTCAATGAGCATTGAAGCCTGCCGCACGATCGCCCGCCAACGCTGGGGACGCTGCACCGCCTTCCGCATGGGCATCGTCGCCGGTGAGATCGGGGCAAGGATCGTCAACCCGTTCCGTGATGCCCACCGGTCCAGCCTGTATCGGCAGGGGTTGCGATGGGGAAAGGACAAAGCCTGCCCTGAGCGCACCATGGGGCGGTTTGATCGAGGCCCAATGACTGACGCAGTGGCGAGGGGGATTTGAGGATGGAGCATCTAGCGGGCGTTGCCGTGCTTGGCTTTGCGGTGGTTTCAATCTTGGCGGGAGTGATGGGCAAATGAGCGATTTGACCAAGTGGGAACAGATTATCTACGATGCGCTGGTGGTTGCTGCTGAGAATGATCAGGTGTGCCCCAGCTATCTCGACCTATGGGAAATGATGGGCAACCAGAGCGAATATCATTCGTCGTGCATTATGGGCAGGCTTGAGGCGATGGGATTGATCCGGGTCAAGCGCACACCGATCGCAAGGATTGTGCAGATCGCTGCAACCGGCAAATGGACTAAGCCCGGCCCGAAATACAAAGAAGGCGATATCCAGCGCCCGCGCGGCACCCATGATTCATCGCCGCTGATCAAATCGCTACGGGATATTGGCCTATCGCAGGAGTTGGCGAACGATATGACATCGGATTTCAAATCGCTGTTGTGCCTTGAAAAAAGGTTGACGCGAGCAGTCGAATTAGCTGGGCGTCGGAAGATCGGGTTTATTCTCAAGCAGGAGGCTCGTGGGACTTATGCGTGAGGGTGGTGGGCCTGGCGGGCGTCCGTCGAAGTTCAAGGATGAGTTTTGCGCCCAAGGCTCGAAGCTGGCCGCTCTCGGCGCGACTGACCGCGAGATTGCGGATTTCTTTGAGGTAACGGAAAGCACGCTCTACCTCTGGAAGAATACCCACCCTGAGTTTTCGGAGGCCTTAAAGACCGGCAAAGGTCCGGCTGACAATCGGGTCGAGCAATCTCTTTATCGCCGCGCTACAGGCTACACCTACGATGCTGAGAAGATTTTTCAGTATGAGGGCACGCCTGTTCGGGTGGATTATGTCGAGCATGTGGCTCCTGACGTGACCGCTTGCATCTTCTGGCTGAAAAACCGCCGCCCTGAGGAGTGGCGTGAAAAGTCGGAAGTCGATCTCAATGTGACCGACCTTGCCGCCGCGATCGAAGAGGGACGCAAGCGCGCTCATGGCGACCAAGGCTGAACCCGCAGAATTGACGCTGGCGAAGGACATCGGTTCTTTCGCCGCTGATCCTGAGCGATATGCGCTTTACGCTTTCCCATGGGGTAAAAGCGACCTGACCGGCGCTGATGGCCCGCGCAATTGGCAACGCTGGATGATGCGGGAGATACGCGACCACCTGTCCAATCCGGCAACACGGTTCCAGCCATGCCGTATTGCGGTCGCGTCTGGCCATGGTATCGGCAAGAGTGCTGGTATCAGCATGATTACCAAATGGGCGCTGGATACCTGCGTTGACACGCGCATCGTCACTACGGCCATCACTGAGGGGCAGCTACTCACGAAGACGGGGCCAGAGATTGGCAAATGGTCGAGGCTCGCAGTCACGTCGGATTGGTTCAAGGTCACCGCAACAGCGCTGATATCAACCATGAAGGGTCGGGAAAAGTCGTGGCGCGCGGATCTGGTCACTTGGTCCGCTAACAACACCGAAGCGTTTCAAGGCCTCCACAATCAGGGCAAGCGCATCGTCCTGATATTCGACGAAGCGTCCGGTATCGACGCCAAGGTCTGGGAGGTGGCGCTGGGTGCGCTGACCGACGAAAACACAGAGATTATCTGGCTGGCGTTTGGCAACCCGACGCAGAATACGGGCGGGTTCCGCGAGTGCTTCGGCAAGAGCCGCGCTCTGTGGAAGACACGCCAGATCGACAGCCGAACGGTCGAGGGCACGAACAAGGCCTATCTTGACGAATTGGTCCGCACCTATGGCGAGGACAGCGACATCGTAAAGGTGCGCGTGCTTGGGCAGTTCCCCTCCGCCTCTTCCATGCAGTTCATCGGCAGTGGTCTTGTTGAGGCTGCGCAGGAGCGTAATGCAGCCTCGATCGGCTCTGATCCGGTCATCTTTGGCGTCGATATCGCGCGCTTTGGCGACGATCACAGCACGCTTGCCATTCGCTGCGGACGCGATGCCAAGACACGTCCATGGAAGCGGTGGCACGGCGTCGACACGATGACACTGGCGGGCGATATCGCGCTTGAAGCTGAGCGCTGGAAGCCAGACGCGATCTTTGTAGACGTTGGCGCTATGGGCGCTGGTGTTGTCGATCGCCTCCGCCAGCTTGAGGTCGAGAATGTCTTCGAGGTGAACTTCGGCGGGAAGGGACGCGATGCCGTCTGGGCGAACGACGTGCGCGTGAAAACAGCGAACAAGCGGGCGGAAATGTGGACCTCAATGCGCTCATGGCTCACCCATGGCGCTATCCCCGGCGATCAGCAGTTGATGGATGACCTGACCGCACCTGAATATGGCTATGACGGCAATCAGCAAATCCTCCTCGAAAAGAAGGAGCATATGCGGGCTCGCGGGCTTGCCTCTCCAGACGATGCCGACGCCCTCGCTTGCACCTTTGCTGAGCCTGTAGCGCCTCGTGAAGTGCCTGGGTATCTTAACCCGGCGAACTACAGTCATGCGCGGCAGAGTGACCGCTATTCGGAGTTGGATTAGTTACCGCCAAGTTCCGCTATTCCCCGCGTCGATTCAACCATTCCCGTCATCTCCATATCCCTGTCCCCGCCATGACGCGGGAGACAGGCCATTTGCACTTCAACCCCTGATGTTCCTGCCACCGTAGAGCGGCAGTCGGTCAAGCTGCCCGACGAAGGTTCGGACGTTTACAAGGGGCGCGACGCGATCCGCCGTCGCCGCGCCATGATTTCGGGGATGATGACCAGCCCCAACGGCGCGCTTGGGACCGCCAACACCTCTGCTGCATCGAATACGCTGGGCTGATGCGCAGCATCCGACAGGATTGCGAAACGCGACTGGCGGGCATGAAACAGGTCCGCCAGGACTATGAGGCTGACTGGAAGGACATTGCCCGTTTTTGCCAGCCTGCCCGCTCCCGTTTCCTCAACACTGATACCAACAAGAACAAGCGCGCCCGGAACAAGATTTGGGACGAGTATGCGATAACCTCCTATCGCACGCTCGCCAACGGCATGACATCGGGCCTTTCGTCGCCCTCCCGCCCATGGTTCAAGCTAGCTACCTATGACGAAGCCCTCATGGAGGACGCTGACGTTCGCTTCTGGCTGTCGGAAGTCGAGCGCCGGATGCAGGGCTTCATCGCGCAAACCAACTTCTACGGCGCGGCTAAGACGGGTTACCACGAGCTCGGCCTGTTCGGCACCGAAGCCTGCGTCATGGTCGAGCATCCGGTGCAGGGGATGGTCTGCCATGCTCTGACCGCAGGCGAATACTGGATTGCCGCATCCGACGCGATGGTGGCCGATACGCTTTACCGCCGCGTCCCCATGACAGCGCGCCAGGCTGTCCAATCCTTTGGCGACCGTGTGTCATCCAAGGTCCGCAGCGCCTACGACCGGTCCGACTACGAGTTTCAGATCGACGTGTTTCAGGCGATCGAGCCGAACCCTGATTATGTCCCCGGCAACCCGTTCACCCAGCGCTTTCGCTCGGTCTATTGGGACGAGGCCGACAGTCGCGAGAAGACGCTCCGGGTCACTGGCTATCATGATCAGCCCTTCTATGCGCCGCGCTGGGATACGACGGGCTCGGATGTCTATGGCTACTCGCCGGCGATGGAGGGGCTTGCGACGATCCGCGAGCTCCAGATGCAGGTCAAGCGCCGCAATGAGGCGATCGACCATCTGGTGAAGCCTGAGAAGGTGACGAAGCCGGGACTTAAGCTGACCGGACAGCCCGGCAATATCGTTTCAGCCGCCGATGTCGACAAGGACTCGGTGCTGATCCCCTACCAGATGCCCTATCAGGCACCGCAAATCATCGGGATGGAGATTGACCGCTGCTATCGGCAGATCGACGCCACGTCCTTTGCCGAACTGTTTATGGCGATCACCAACATGCAGGGCGTGCAGCCTCGCAACATGGAAGAGATCGCGGCGCGCAATGAGGAGAAGCTGACGCAGCTTGGCCCGACGATCGAGCGCGTCAACACCGAGAAGCTGTCGGTCGCCATAGACCGTGTGTTCGGGATCATGCTGCGCGGCGGGATGCTGCCGCCTGTCCCTGACGTAATGGCTGACAGCGAGGTCAAGGTCGAGTTCGTTTCGATCCTGACACAGATGCAGCGCATGGTCGGCATTGGCCAGATTGAGCGCACGGCGTCGTTCGTGGGCAACCTTGCCGGCGTCAATCCTGAAGCGCTCGACAAGCTCAACACCGATGAGATGATCGATGAGTATGCGGAGCGTGCAGGCGCGCCGCCTAAACTGATCCGCACGGCTGAGGAGGTCGCGGCGATCCGTAGCCGTAGGGCTCAGCAGCAGAATGCGCAGCGCATGGCCGAGATGATGCCGGCTGTGCAGCAAGGCGCGGACGGGGCTCGCCTGCTTTCCGAAACCGACGTCGGCGGCGTGCCGCTGCTCGATACGCTGCTGGGGGCGGGATGATGCGAGTAGTTTCGCCATGGGGATGGCACGTCGACCTCTCGGACGAACAGCATGCCATTGGGTTGGCTGCTTCACGACGTCCGGGAGCAACACAGTATACCGTGTTTCAGGCGCTGAAAGATGCAGGCGTGCCAACTCGTCTTCATGGAGCATCCCCAGCCTCTCAAGCGGCAACCGCCTTTCTGGCGGTCGGGCTATGACCCAGCAGGAAAAGGACATGGCGTCCCTTATCGCGATGCCCGCCTTCCACCGCTTTTTGTGGCGGTCGATTCAATCGGCCGGAATTTTCAGCCAGGCAACGACTGGGGCTGATGCTCGCGATCTCTCATTCGCAGAGGGGCGGCGCAGTCTGATGTTCGCGATCCTCAGCGACGTGGAGCAGGGCCAGACGCCCGAGCTTCGACACCCCCTCAGCATCATTACCCTGATTGCGGTGCTTCGTGAGGAAGCAAACCCAGCCCCGAAGGAGAAGAAGAGTGCAACTGGACGATACGGCGAACTCGGCGACTGACGCCCCGGTTGAAGCGGCTCCTGCTGCCGATACGCCTGCGCCTGTAGCGGATGCACCCGCTGCTGACGCTCCTGCGGCCGATGATGCAGATGCGGACGAGACAGCGCTTGGGGGTAAGGCTGCGGAGTCTGACGCTGAGACGGGCAAGGATGATGAGCCCGCCGCGCCTGTCGTCCCCGAAGCCTACGAGCTGACCGCTCTGGAGGGCATGACGATCGACGCGGACCTTCTGGAGGAAGCGACCCCGATCTTCAAGGAAATCGGCCTGAGCAACGAGGCGGCGAACAAGGTGCTGCCTGTAGCCAAGAGCCTCATGGACAAAACGCGCGATGCGACGATCCAGCAGATGGTCGACGCTGGCGCGCAGCAACGCAAGGCATGGCTGGATGAAGCCAAAGCCGACCCAGAAATTGGCGGCGGGAAGTGGGATTCGACCCTTCACGCTGCTGGAAAGGCGCTCGACGCGCTCGGCTATCCCGAAGGATCGCCGTTCCGTGCCGCGCTGACAGAGACCGGCTTTGGCAACCACCCTGAGATGATCCGAGCAATGGCGAAGGTCGGGGCCATGGTTGGCGAAGATGGTGACTTCGTGCGCGCCGATGCGGCTGTGCAGGTGAAACGGTCGCGGGAAGAAGTCCTCTATCCCAACGACGTAAGGAAGGAAGGAGCGTAAATTATGGCAACTCTCGGCTCGTCCTACCTCAATCTGATCGATATGTTCAGGGCGGGTGGGGATGCGGCTTCTGCGGAAGTCGTTGAAGTTCTAAGCCGGCTCTCGCCGGTCGTTCGCAACGGGTTCACTGTCGAGGCCAACAGCGGCACGACCCACAAGCACTCGATCCGCACGGGCCTGCCTCAGGTCACTTGGGGCCGCCTCTATCAGGGCATTCCCCAGAGCAAGTCTGGCCGCGCGTCTGTCGTGGATACCACCGGCTTTGTCGAAGGCCTGTCGACCGTCGACACCCGTCTGCTGGAAATCTCGCCCAACCCTGCCGCGCTGCGGATGCAGGAAGGCGAATCCTTCCTGGAGGCCATGGTGCAGGAAGCTGAAACCGGCTTCTTCTACCACGACGTGACGACCGCGCCCGAAAAGTTCAAGGGCCTGTTCGCTCGCTACAACGCGCTTGGTGGCGGCGGTGCCGGCAACCAGATTGTCGACGGCGGCGGCACCGGCTCGGACAACACCTCGATCGCTTTCGTGACGCACAGTGAGAAGGCGACCCACCTCATCCACCCGAAGGGCACGAAGGCGGGTATCGAGCGCCAGGACAAGGACGAGCAGCGCGTCACCGACGCCAACGGCAACGCCTACTATGTCAAGGAAGAGCTTTTCCGCTGGCATCTGGGCGTGGCGGTTCGTGACTGGCGCCACAACGCGCGCATCGCCAACATCGACGTGTCCGACATGAATGCGGGCAGCGTCGACCTTTACCGCCTCATGCGCAAGGCGTTCTACAAGCTCCAGGGCGTCTATGCGACAGCCATGCGCAATGCTGGCGGCCAGCTTAACGAGAATGCTTCGGTGGAGGGCCGCACGGTCATCTACATGAATCGTGGCGTTCTGGAAGCTCTGGACGCCACGGGCACCAACTCTTCGAACGGGGCACTGATGCTCAAGCCGATGGAACTGGAGGGCCGCATGGTCCAGTCCTATCGCGGCATCCCGATCGAAGTGACGGACGCCCTCCTCAACACCGAAACCCGCGTCGTCTGACGGCAAGCGAAGGGAGATAATCCATGATCATCGACGCAACCCTGATCTTCAGCGACAGCCAGGCGGTGACCGCTGACGCGGGATCGACCAACAACATCAACATCGGTGCTGCGGGCACTGCCTACGGGCACTCGGCCCCGGTAAAACGCGACATCGGCATCGGCACGGAAATCCCCCTGTGGATCGGCGTGACGGAGGCGTTCAACAACCTGACCAGCCTCACCCTGTCGCTCCAGACCGACGACACGGCGGCGTTTTCTTCGCCCAAGGAAGTCGCCTCGCGCACCTATCCTCTGGCGGAGCTTACGTTGGGCGCTCGCCTGAAGTTCCCTGCGGAACTGCCGGAAGGGACCGATGAGCAGTATGTGCGGCTCTACTACGACGTGAACGGCACTGCCCCCACCACTGGCAAGCTGTTCGCTGCCGTCGTGGCCGGCGCGCAGAGCAACTAAGGAGGCGATGATGACGGAAGAGAAGAAGCAGAAGCTGACTGGCTCCAACACCCATCGCGCTACCGAAAAGGGCTATGCCCTGGGTCAGCTGGTGGAGGCGAATGATTTTGTCCCTGCTGGTGTGCCGGTTAGCACGGAATGGATGGAGCCGGTCAAGGGCTCGTCCGAACTGGAACGGGCTGTCAATGAGGCCCTCGATCCTCAGCCCGGCGATGTCGACCTTACCAAGCTGTCCAAGGCTGCACTGGAGGCCAAGGCGGTGGATCACGGCATCAACCCTGGGGGATTGTCCAAGGATGACCTGATCACTGCGATCAAGGATCGCACTCAGTAACAGGGGTGGCGGGGGCTTCGGTCCCCGTCAAACATGGGGGTCCGCATGGCCTACGAAACAAGCGTTTCTTATACTGCTGTTCCAATCACTCCGAGCGACAGCGCTGACATCGCCGGTGGCCCTATGCGTTGGGTTGATGTGCTGACTGGGGGCAACGTCGCCTTCGTGGATGCGCGTGGGAATGATGTGGCTCTCTCCAACGTCCCGTCCGGCTATTCCATCAAGTGCGTGGTCAAGCGCATCAAGGCCACCGGGACGACTGCATCGGGCTTTATCGGCTATCCTTAGCCGTCGATTCAAGCGCCCTGCCCTGCGTCATAGAACACGCGCATGGCCGACCAACTCTCCATCTGCAATGAGGCGCTGTCGGAGATCGCGGCGGACCCGATCAACTCCATGGATGATGATAGCGAAAGCGCGTTCTACTGCCGCCTGCATTATCCCAAAGTCATGAGCGCGATGCTGACGTGGACGGACTGGCCGTTTGCGATCCGGCGCGCAACATTGGCTCTCAGGGCCAATGACAGGCTTGGCGAGTGGCTTTATCGCTATGCTCAGCCATCCGACATGGCTGAGGCAATCCGCGTCCTGCCGCCCGTCGACACGCAGCGAACCGACATCCCTGTTTATGGGCCTTACGCCTTCCCTCAATGGGACGAGCTTGGCCGCCTCCCCTATGCAATCGCTGATGGTTCGATCTACACCAACGTGGCAACGGCGATCATCGAATATCAGGTCAATTCGGTGGAGCCGGCGCGCATCGACACGCTCACCGAGCGAGCGATTGTGCTTGAGCTTGCCACCCGCCTTGCGTGGCCCGTGAAGAAAAGCCGCGAACTAAAGGGCGATCTGATCCGCCAAGCAGAAACGGCGCGGCAAAGGGCTGTCGCTGAGGCCGAGAACCGCAGCCCGCGCGTCCAGACTGACTATATCAGTCCCGTCGAATATGCTCGCATGGGGGTCTATCCCAATGGGCTATAGGATCGCGCAGCCCAATTTCAGCAAGGGCGAATTGGCTCCGCACCTATGGGGACGGTTCGATGTCGACGCCTATCAAACCGCGGTGCGCAAGGCGCGCAACTGCTATGTCCTGAAATATGGCGGACTTGAGAAGCGCCCAGGCACGCGCTTTGTTGCGGAAGTGCTGGATGATAGCGGTCCTGTTCGCCTGATCCCTTTCCAGTTCTCAATCGAGCAAGCCTATGCGCTCGAAATGGGGCAAGGTTATATGCGCGTGGCGGCGCTGGGCGGCCTGGTCCTCAACGAGCAATTGGCGATCACCGGCATAACAAATGAAACGCAAGCAAAGATAACGGCGAGTTATCACGGATACTCATTCGGGGACGAAATATATCTCTCTGGAATAGCGGCCCCGCTTGGCGACGATCTGAACGGAAGGATTTTTACCGTCGTTGTCGTGGTCGATGAGCATAATTTCCGCATCAACGGAAACACGGTGGGGATGGCTTCATTTTCAGGTGCAGAAGGGGGTATAACCCGCACTGGCGCGCCGGCTCCCGACCCAACTCCCCCAACTGTTCCTCCTGTCATCCCGCCGCCTGAGCCTCCTCCGGTTGGTGGCGGTGGTGGCGATGGCCGCGATCCCAACAACCCCTATGGGCAGCTACCGTAATGGGCGTCTCCCGCGTCGTCAGGGTTGGATCACCCTATAACGCCGTTGACCTGGCGGAGATCGATTTCGAGCAGCAGGCCGATACGATGTATATGGCGCACCTTGACTATCCGCTAACGAAGCTCACGCGGACAGCGCATGATGCGTGGGGATTCTCCACTGTAGGCATCGGCCCAAAACTGTCTGCGCCAACAAGCGTGTCTGTGACGGCCTATACCCCAAACACCGACAGTGGAAACGGAGGGGCTGCGTATTTCCCCCAAAACGCTGGCTACGCTGTCACGTCTGTAGATGAGAATGGATATGAAAGCCGCTGGGCGGGTGGGGATGTCACTGCATCCAACGACTTGTCCCTCAAAAGGAATTTCAACGAAATC